ATAGTAAGCAATAGTAATATATCACGTAATGAATTTGACTCGTGTAAGTTCTTTAACATTACCAAAGCAATTGAATTAGGTGTTACACCTACAATTGGCCAAGCAAACGCAACCGACAACAACATTAGAGAGTGTTACTTTGAGACCATAGAGCAACAAGCAATTCATATTGAAAATGGTACACGTAACTCTAGCATCAATAACAGATTTGGTCCTAGTGTTGGTAACAATGGCGGAAGTGAAACAACTGTTGCTCACAGTATAATAAAATTTGGAGAATCAGGCAATATTTCAGTTGACAATGAGTTTGATAGAACGTATAATTTAAGTATTAATCAGGCGTATATAGTTAGTAAACCATATATTCCAGAGGTTGAAGGACCTGCGTTTTATGAACACGAATATACTGAACAAGTTGACCTTGCCCAAATTGGCACACCACAACTATTGTTTAGATTGCCCGCAGATAGTACTAAGTCATTTGATATTGACTACTGGTATAAAACTGATGTTGGCTCAAGAGTGTTTTCAAGATCAGGAACTTTGACTGTGTTTGTAAACAGAGAGAGTAACAGCGTTAGTATTATGGATGATTACGATATAAGTGGACTAGATTCATTAGGTGAAAGTTTGCAATTTAGTGCAACACTAAACCAATTGGAGACAGCGTGGAGTGCCCAGGTAAAGTATACCAATCAACTCGACTCAGGAAAATTAACTTTTAAAATACGTTCACGAAGTTAAACGTATGTTTGAAGAACAATTTGAGAAGAGGCTTCAATCGTGGCACGATTTTCGAGCTACACTCGAAACACACCCTGATCCGCTACAGCACACAATTGATGCCTACCAGCGTGTACCTGGAGTAAGTATTCATACTGATCCATGGGACCAAAAGATGTGGCCTCAACCGTGGGAACTGATTTCAGAAAATCAGTATTGTGCCTTCTGTACCGTATTAGGAATGTGCTATTCACTACAGTTAACAGAACGCTTTAAACAAGAATTGGTAGAGATACATATCTGTATAGATAGAGAGAAGAACGAAACTTTCTATTTGTTAATGATTCAAAATAGAGTAATTGGGTATGATGGCGAGAGTCATATTTCAGTTTCGGATCTACCAAAAGAAATAATTTCGCAACGTGTCTATACAATGCCACGACTGCAATAAATAATAAACTTAATAGGAACAGGAGAAACATACATGTCAAATGGCATTCAAATCACAAAAAGAGACGGCAACAAAGAACACATTAATATCGATAAAATACACAAGGTAGTAGAATTTGCTTGTGAAGGTCTTGCTGGTGTTAGTAGTAGTCAAATTGAAATGAATGCAAACTTACAGTTTTATGATGGTATGCCAACAAGTGATATACAAGAGATACTTGTACGAAGTGCAAACGATCTTATCAGTTTAGATGCTCCTAACTATCAGTATGCTGCTGCTAGACTATTAAGTTATGGTGTAAACAAAGATGTATTCGGCGAGTACAATGCAATTACACTACAGAAAAACATTGAACTTAACATTGAGCGTAACGTATATGATTCTGAGATACTTGAAAAGTACACTACAGAAGAAATTGCTACACTTGATGGTTATATAAGACATAAGCGTGATGAAAACTTTACCTATGCAGGGCTACGTCAAGTAGTTGACAAGTACCTTTGTCAGGATCGTTCTAATGGCCAAATATTTGAAACTCCTCAGTTTATGTATATGATGATTGCGGCAACATTGTTTGCTAACTACCCAGCAGAAACACGTATGCACTACGTAAGGAGATACTACGATGCGACCTCACTTTTTAAAATCAATATCCCAACGCCAGTCATGGCAGGGGTTAGAACTCCTGTACGCCAGTTTGCAAGTTGTGTACTTGTTGACAGTGATGATACTCTTGACAGTATTTTTGCTAGTGATATGGCTATCGGCAGGTATACTGCTCAACGTGCGGGCATTGGCATTAACGCTGGACGCATACGTGGGGTCAACGCGAAGATACGTGGTGGCGAAGTGGCGCACACTGGTATCATTCCTTTCTTAAAGAAGTTCGAAAGCACAGTACGTTGTTGTACACAAAACGGAGTACGTGGCGGAAGTGCTACAACACATTTTCCGTTCTGGCATCAAGAGATTGAAGACATTCTTGTACTAAAGAACAACAAAGGTACTGAAGATAATCGTGTACGTAAATTAGATTACAGCATACAGTTAAACAAAACTATGTATGAAAGATTGTTATCAGGCGGTGATATAACTCTTTTCTCGCCACACGATGTTCCAGGATTGTACGAAGCATACTTTGGTGATGCAGATAAATTTAAAGAACTATACGAGTCATATGAACGTAAAACAAGTGTTAAAAAGAAAACTATCAAAGCAATGGAACTGTTTAGTGCGTTAGTTAAAGAACGTGCAGAAACAGGGCGTATATACATTATGAATGTAGACCACGCAAATACGCATAGCTCATTTAAAGACACAGTGTACATGAGTAACTTGTGTCAAGAAATTACACTACCAACTAAGCCACTTAATCATATTGATGACCCAGAAGGCGAAATTGCATTATGTATTCTTAGTGCTATTAATGTAGGTACACTAAGAAACTTAGATGACTTAGGCGAACTATGTGAGTTAGCTGTAAGAGCATTAGAAGAAATTATTGACTATCAGAAATATCCAATTAAGGCGGCAGAGATTAGCACAAAAGCAAGGCGTAGTTTAGGTGTAGGTTATATTGGACTAGCACATTACCTTGCAAAGAATCATGTTAAATATGATGATAAAGAAGCATGGAAATTAGTACACGATTTAACAGAAGCATTCCAGTACTATTTGTTAAAAGCAAGTAACACTATTGCAAAAGAGCGCGGCGCATGCGAGTACTTTAATCGTACTAAATACGCAGACGGCATCCTTCCTATTGATACGTATAAGAAAGATGTAGATACAGTAGTGGAGAACAAATTAAACTATGATTGGGATGGTTTACGATCTGACATCAAGGAACACGGACTACGGCACTCAACGTTGTCCGCACAAATGCCATCGGAAAGCAGTTCCGTTGTGTCGAACGCAACAAACGGAATTGAAGCACCTAGAGGGTTCTTGTCCGTTAAGAAGTCCAAGAAAGGGCCTCTTAAGCAGATTGTTCCACAGTATCAAACGCTAAAGAACCACTACAGTTTGTTATGGGAAATGCCAAACAACACAGGATATATAAATATTGTTGCTGTGATGCAGAAGTTCTTTGACCAAGCAATTAGCGGCAACTGGAGTTACAATCCAACACACTTTGATAACAATGAAGTGCCAATGAGCGTAATGATAGGTGATCTACTTAACACATACAAGTTAGGTTGGAAGACATCATACTATCAGAACACATATGATTATAAAACAGATCCTAGTGAGCTAGAAGACGAAGCACCACTAGAACAACTGCCGCAGGGCGAATTTGAGAACGATGAAGAAGAGTGCGAAGCTTGTGCAATTTAGTTCTTGACAAACGATAGAAAAGATAGTAGCATAGCTACATAGGAAAGAGGAAAGTTTAAAATGGCGAAAACAGTATTCAACACTGATAAGGTTGACTTTACAAAACAAAACATGTTCTTCGGAGCAGATATGAACACGCAGAGATATGATACATTTAAGTTTCCTGTGTTTGATAAATTAAACCAAACGATGCTTGGATATTTTTGGCGTCCAGAAGAAGTTTCATTGCAGAAAGATAGAGCAGACTATGCTAACTTCCGCCCTGAGCAGAAGCATATCTTTACAGCAAACTTAAAGTATCAAACATTACTTGATAGTGTACAAGGACGTGGTCCGTGTCTAGCATTTTTGCCACACGTATCCTTACCAGAACTAGAAGGTTGTATTGTTACTTGGGACTTCTTTGAAACAATCCATTCACGTTCGTATACACATATTATGAAAAATGTGTACGCTGATCCAAGTGAAGTATTTGATACTATCTTGGACGACAAAGAGATTCTTAAACGTGCAGAAGCTGTTACTAAGAACTACGATGCATTTACACAAGCGGCAGACGCTTACAATCATCGTGGCGAAGGTAGTATGCTAGATGTCAAAAAGAAACTTTACTTGGCTATGATGAATGTAAATATCCTAGAAGGACTTCGCTTTTATGTATCCTTTGCATGTACGTTTGGCTTTGGCGAACTAAAACTAATGGAAGGTTCTGCAAAGATTATTTCATTAATTGCACGTGACGAAGCACAACACTTAGCACTCAGCACACACGTTCTTAAGAACTGGAGCAATGGCAAAGACGATCCACAAATGGTTAAGATTGCTAAAGAGTGCAAGGAAGAAGTATATGAAATGTGGCGTACCTGTGTAGAAGAAGAAAAAGCATGGGCGGAGTACTTGTTTAAAGATGGTTCAATGATTGGACTTAATGCAACACTTCTTAATCAGTATGTAGAGTATATTGCTAACAGACGATTAAAAGCATTAGGACTAGATGCAATCTTTGACCAACCTGTAAACACTAACCCATTACCGTGGACTACACATTGGTTGAGTAGTTCAGGCTTGCAGGTAGCCCCACAAGAGACAGAAGTTGAGTCTTATGTTATTGGTGGTATTAAACAAGACGTAAGTGAAGATTCACTTAAAGGATTTAGTTTATGACGAATGTAGTAGTATGGAGTAAGCCACAATGCCCTTTTTGCGATAAAGCAAAAGCAAAGTTAAATGCAATGCATGTGAATTACGAAGTAAAAATGATTGGAACTGATGTAGAGTTAGAAGATTTACTCGAAGCTGTTCCAGGAGCAAGGAGTGTACCCCAGATACAAATTAACGGTGAAAATATAGGCGGGTATACAGATTTATTAACTTACATTGAAAACACCGGGTTCAATGGCACAGGACACACATTATAATGTTGATTCAAAAAACACACAGCGTCGGTGACGTAGTTTCAATGAAGCTATCAACTGGTGAAGAAATAATTGGTAGATTAGAAGAAGAATCTGAAACAGGTTACAAACTTAAGAAGCCATTTGCAATAGTAATGGGCCAGCAAGGCCTTGCACTAGCACCATTTATGTTTAGTACAGCAAATGACCAGTCAATGGCATTTAAGCATACTAACGTAATGACAGTAGGCATAACAATTGAAGAAATTTCAAAACAGTATGTCCAACAAACTACAGGTATTGTAACTTAATGCCTGGAATTAGTCGTAACAATGATACAGCTGACGGAGATCTAATTCCAAGTCAGGCCACTGTTTTTGCAAACGGTGAACTAGTCATTGTAGACGGCGACGATGTAGCTGGTCACGGGTCAGGCGCTCATGCTAGTCCGACTATGATAGCAGGTTCTAACAATGTATCCATTGGCGGAATAGCTGTTGTAAACGCAGGTGACCTTGCTACATGTGGAGATGCAGCAACAGGTAGTGCTAACGTAAACGTTGGCGATCCTAGCTAAACCACTTTTAACACCCCTTAAACGTAGATCAATTAAATAAATTTGTAAAACATAAAACTGGAGAAGAATTATGGCGACACATGAAGAAATTGTACAATCGTACAACAACTACTTGGCAGAGCATGCAACTTTCGAAGAGAAAGGTGTAAAGGCAGCTGCAACAAGAGCTAGAAAGGCACTTGGCGACCTAGGTAAACTTACCAAAGATCGTAGAAAAGAAATCATTGAAAAGAAGAACTCAATGTGATGATTGCTCGTATGTGGGAATATTGGTGTAAGGCCATTGGACAAAAAGCATACGAAGATGATTTAAGAGCAGACAGGGTAGCACTTATTCGAACTGGATGGGTGCTACTTCATATAACAACTTGCTGCATGATTATCGCAGGAAATGCAAAGTTATTGTTCTTTTAAGATTATCTCAGTTCAAAAAATGTAACTGATTTCATCTTAAGAGATAAATACCCAAGCGTTTGAGATAACACGCAAGTAATAATACTAAAAGGAATTATAAAATGAACAAACTATTATTATCAATAGTAGCACTAACCTTTATGGCTGGTACAGCAATTGCTGAAGACTTCAATGAAACTGGAGTTGCAGTAAACGTTGCAAAAGGCGATTTAAGTTTTGGCTACGCAAATGGCACACACGCAGACTTTGCTGATGACGCAGAAGTGTTTTCACTAAGCTACGGTGGCCTACCAGTGGACTTTGGTGTTCAAGTAATTAACGATAACTCAGTAAATGACTATCGTGTTAACTTGGGTAAAAGAGTTGACACAACCCTAATTAATCTAAATGTATATGGTGTTGCAGAAGCACACTATGACTTTGGTGACTCATACGCAGACGATAGACTAGTTCTTAGTCCGTATGTTGGCGTTGAAATGCCTGCAGGTGGAATTACTCCATACGCAGAAATAGGATACGACTTTGCATCAACTCAAGGTGACTTTTTGAACTTTGATAGATCAGATAGTTACGGTGCATTAGGTGTTAAAGTATCAGTGAACGAAAGAACTGAAGTCAACTTGCAACTATTGCAAAAGATGGACAGTGATTTTGACAGCACAGATAGAGAATTTATGATTGGATTCAACTTCGCGTTGTAAGTTAACCACATAAAAACAAAAAAGGGTTGCTTTGTTGAATTGCAATCCTTTTTTTATGACTAAATACACGTAAGCAATATAACTTACTTACTGGAGAAATAACCATAATGGCACGCAAAATTAAAATGAAGCACGTAAAGGATGGGATTGAGTTCACCGGCCCTGTATACAAAGATGGTGAATTAGTTGTAGGAGGTACATATAATTCACTTAGACTAGGCGATGGCATAACAGCAGGCGGTAATCCGGTGTCGGCTGGAACGTTAGTTGAAGAGTTTCAACAAGTCGTAACAAATGCGTCAGCAGGATATACACCCGGCGATATGTATGGAACAGGATCTCCACAAGAAATTGAAGTCTATCGTGGCGATAATATGTTAGCAGATAAAACGGGCGGAGATACGACTAAAGATTTTGACGAAGACTTGATGACAGACAAAAATATTATGTTAAGAAGAGCCACTGGTGGTACTGGTGCAATTGATCTTCCTAGATGGAGTTTTGGTCCAGGAGTCAAAACTTTATATCTGTATACAATTGAAAGCGAAGAAGATATTGTAGTACATTACTATCGAGGCGCTACAGCAAAGTCGATCACAGTTACATATGAACAACCAGTAATGTTTAAATGTTTTGACACTGCAACTTGGACAGCATTCCAATCAGTAGCATAGAAGTTAATATAACATAATAAACTAAATTAAGAGTCCTAAGGACTCTTTTTTTATGACTAAATAATGTTAGTATATAACAGGGCAAGGGGCAAAACAATGGCAGATATAAATCAAACAGTGGAGATGCCTACTAGCGAGGACGATTTTCCAGAAGCAGATATTATTATCGAAGATGGAGCGTTTGACGGGTTCGAAGGTAAGACAATAAACATTACTGAAAACGTAGAAAGTCAAGGCGATGTACAAGCAGGTATAGAATTTATCTATCATATGCGAGAACATATTGTAGATGTAACAGTAGCCACAGCATATCTATTAGTAGTATATGCAATCTATATGTGGATTAAAAAGAAACTAAGTTAAGAGGGAAACACAATGCAAAAGAATGAGTATGACGTAAAAGTCATTAAAGTAGTAGACGGTGACACAGTAGACGTAGATATCGATCTAGGTTTTGGTGTAACACTAACAGACGAGCGTGTTCGTATTATGGGCATTGATACGCCTGAGTCACGCACAAGAGATAAAGTAGAAGACTTGTTTGGC